ATACAATAGTACAAAAGGAGCAGTATCTACAGCATATCAGGGTGCAAAAACATTTGCCCAACCAGCTTTAGATTATACTGGTAAAGCTGTAAATAAAGTTAAAAATGTTGCTATGAACGCTGCAGATATAACAAAGCAAGCAAAAGAGTGGATAGGGAAAAAAATAACTGGAATTACTCCAAATCTCTTAAAGGGGATTAAAAAACCTTTAAGGGGGGTATTATCAAAAATCCCACTAGTAGGAGCTATTTTAGAAGGCATTTTCACTAAAATGGATGTGGATAGCATTGTTGCAGATGGAGGGTATGAAAATAAACAAGATATGTTCTCAGAGATGGGGAATTCAGTAATATCTGGGGGACTAGGATTAACTATGGGTTCATTAGCAGCAGGTGCAGTATCCTCTTTACAAGCTGTTGGAATTCCTGGGTGGTTATTAGCAGGTGCAGCTTATATGGGGGGTGACTTCTTAGGTAGATTAATAGGAGATGCTATTTCAGATCATGTAGGAGGACCATTACTTGGTAAAGCAATATTTGATACATTTTATGGAGGCGGAGGTGGTGCTGATGCAATGCAAGTTCCTGAATCTGGAGAAATAACAGAACTAGCAACAGGAGGTATTGTAACAGGACCTACAAATGCTATAGTAGGTGAAGCAGGACCTGAAGCAGTAATACCTTTAAGAGAATTTTATGCAAAATTCGATCAATTAATAGCTGCGGTTAATAAAGGTGGAAATGTTTATTTAGATGGGAATAAAGTAGGTTATTCATTAGCATTGCAATCTTCCCAAATGTAGTAATATTTATAACAAAACCAATTAAAAACAAATAATTATGGCAGAATCAATTTTAAAAATGTTTGATGCAGACGGCTCACGTTTAGGAGTGCCTATCTCACCAGCTGATGGAACTATTAATAATGATATTAGTGTTCAGGGTATTTCACAATTACACAACCAATATTCAAATATTGGAGACCCTAACATAACATCACCAGCATATAATAATATGGGTGCAGCAGCTATGGGATATACAAACCCAAACCCTTCGGCTTTAGGTCAAAGAACACAACTTTATCAAGAACCATCAACAAGATATAAAAACAACGCACCTGAAGGAAGGTCATTTTAAATACTAGCAAATGCCTTTAATTACTTCTACTACAGCTCTTAACAAACTGAAGTGGGGTAACGATAGATTTAATGCTGGTATTACTGATGGTAGTAACCAACCTTACATCCAACGTGATATCCCTGGGGTTAATGTTAACGACTCTAATCCAACACTATTTAATGATGGCGGGGATCTTCCTGCAAAAACAGGAATTGATTTTCTTATAAGAAATGGATTTAGAGCCCCAGCAGATGCACTTAGAGATGTTAGTAGACTTTTTAAAATGTTTACAGATTTAAAATCTCCTAATGGTTTACTATTTACAGCGGCTCAAAATATATTATCTCGTACAGCAGTAAAAACAGAGGCTTCTTATGGAATAGGTTATGGGGGAACTAAAGAACCTAATTTTATAACAGGTAAGGGTGGTGGAGCATTAAATGAAGGTATTTATACCCCCCTATCAACATTAGGTCAAACCTTAGGAGGATTTGCAGGTCTTCATTTAAATTTAATGGGGCTAGACCCTACAGATCCTATGTCAGGGGTTATACAGGGTGGTTTATTTCCTGGAGCAGGTTTAAATACATATTTTGGAACAATAAAAGCAAAAAATGCTGCTGCTACATTTTCAACAAAAACAGAAACCTATACTGATAAAATCCCAAATCCTTTATATCCTATATTTAATAATTTACCTTTAATATTAGGAAGTGAAGGACAGGGACAAGGTGGTCCTGAACCTGCATATCTAGATGTAGAAAGAGAAAGAATAGTATCTAATGATCAAAGTGATTTTGATAACAGGTTAACTAATATTTTAGATGTTAAACAAAATGTAAAAAATAATGATACAGATATTATATCATATACAGGAGGACCAGGATCTATTTTAGGAATAGGAAGTACAAACATTAAATTTGCAGATCAAAGAACAGGAATAAATAATCCTTTATTTGTAACTGATCCTGGGTATTTTTTAGGAAGTAGTGGTAAAGATCATTATAATTTAAATCCCCAAACAAAAGATTACATAGTTAAGTTAGGAGCATCTATATATGCACAAAAAGCATTTATGGCTGAAGAAGATAGAGAAGAAATTATTAATTATAGTACAAATGAAGAAATTGAAAATACAAATAATTTTCAATCAACTATAAGAAATGCTCGTTTATCAACATTAGGTTTTTTCTCAGCAAGACCCGACATCACACCAGATAATTACGGTGTATTTCAACGACCTTCTCCAGCTATAACTAGTAGAATCAAAGCAAATATATTTTTTGTTGGGGTAACACAAGAATTTGCATTAGCATTTCAAGAACAGGTTCCGGCATTAACTGAAGATCTTAATTTAGGAAGAGATGGAGGATTTTATTTATTTGATAATAATGTTTACAAAGATAATTTAGTTAGTGTAGGTAGAGATGAAAGAGGTAAACAATGGGAACAAAATACCTGGACTTTTACCCAATCACAAATAGAAAGTCAAGTAATATACAGAACAAATCCAGCAGTACAAGATTTTAGAAAAACTATAATTGATAGTGGAGAGTTAGAAATGTCAAGTGTCTTATCACTAGCACCGGATTATGTGTCTAAATCAGCAAATAGAAGAGTAAATAGAGGGGATCCTGGAAAAACTAATACTGCTAATGGGGGTAAAAATGTGTTTAATTATGGTTTACCTGCGACTCAAATGCAGGCATTGGATAAAATAACAGCTATGCCAATGTATGAAAGTAGTGGTCCTAATACGTCTTTAGCAATTAATGATTTTTGTAAATTTAGAATAGCAGCTATAAATAATGAACCAGATAGTAATGGAAGTGCAGTTTATATGCATTTTAGAGCATTTATTGATTCATTTAGTGATAGCTATAATGCAGAATGGTCACCTGTAAAATATGCAGGTAGAGGAGAAGATTTATATAATTATGGAGGGTTTGGTAGAAGTATTAATATGTCTTTTACTTGTTTTGCTCAATCAAAACCCGAATTAATTCCAATGTATA